ATGGGACGACCATTCAGTAAAAGCCAAAAAGCCCGGATAAAGAAAAAGGTGTCGGAGCTCTACCTGGAAGGACTCGAGCAGACAGATATTGCTTCACGTCTCGGCTGCTCTCAGGCCACGGTAAGTCACTATCTTGCAGAGCTCTCCAATGACTGGATCCATGATGGCATATTCAATATCGATGAAGCCAAGCGTGCTGAACTGGCAAAGATCAATGCATTGGAGCTAACGGCGTGGGACGCGTGGAAGCGCTCGATCGGCTTGAAAAACAGAAAGACGAAAACAACCGGTATCAGCGCACAGGGTAATTCAGTCGACGAATTGAGCGTTGTGAAGTGGCGTGAGGTTGGGGATCCAAGATTTCTGGTTCAAATCCAGTGGTGCATCAACAAGCGCTGTGAGATCCTGGGGATAAATGCCCCGCAAAAGTCTGAGGTGGATATTCCAGCATTTCGCTCTTTGACAGATTTTGTGCAAGCGATGATGATCAATGCAAATAAGTGAGAGAGATATTCAGCTGTACGATAGCTGGCGCTCCGACTGGAACAAGTTTACCCGGGATGCCCTCGGGGTGCGGATGGACCGGAAACAGCGCGGCATTGTCGAATCTGTTCAGCATAATCGTCGCACCTCTGTGCGCTCCGGCCACGCTAGAGGGAAAGATTTTACCGCAGCATGCATATCTCTGACATTTCTGACCCTGTATCCGCCCTGCAAGGTGATCAACACCGCACCGACCGGCAGGCAGGCGATCCAGATCGAAATGGCCGAGATCTCTCGCCTGCATCGCAATGCAAGGATCCCCCTGGGCGGCAAGGTCATGAATGAGATGATCCGCTTCTATGACATCAAAACCAGGGAGCAGCTTACAGAGTGGTATCTTCTCGCCTTTAAGGCAGGAGACAAGGCCACCGAAGCATGGACCGGCTTTCACTCGCCCAATATTCTGGTGGTGGTCACAGAGGCATCTGGTATCGCCCAGGAGACCTTCGATGCTGTTGACGGTGTGCTCACAGGATCACTTTCACGGCTGTTGATCGTCTTCAACCCGAACCGCACCTCAGGCGAGGCCTACCAGAGTACCCGTTCTCCGATATATGCCAAGCACAAGCTCTCCTGCCTGGATGCTCCCAATGTCAGGGCCAAAAAGATCCTCATACCTGGCCAGGTCGACTACGAGTGGGTAGCCGAGAAGCTGCAAAAGCCGGGCTGGGTAACCAAGATCTCCGCTGAAGAGGCTGATCCGGCCAGCTTTCACGACTTCCGCTTTGAGGGGCAGTGGTACAGGCCCGGGGATCTATTCCTGGCCAAGGTCATGGGAGAGTTCCCGCGGGAGAGTGAGGACCAGATGTTTCCGCTCTCCTGGATCGAGGCGGCCAACCAGAGGTGGGAGGAGATCAAGCAGGAATCAGTCGAGGGCCCACTGCTGCTTGGCTGTGATATTGCCGGCATGGGCCGTGATGCCACGGTTTTTGCCCCCAGGCGTAGGGGCTATGTAGGACGGCTCCTGATTTACAGCAAGGCTGATCATATGGTCAGCGCAGGCAGAATCAAAAACGCGATCGCGCAAGACGGAACCGCATTTATCGACACGATCGGCGAGGGCGCCGGCGTGCACAGCCGCCTGATCGAGCAGGATGTAAACTCGGTCTCCGCCAAATTCAGCGAAAGCGCTGACGGGATCCAGGACGCCACCGGAGAGCGTGAGTTCCTGAACATGCGCGCAGCCTGCTATTGGCTGCTGCGTGATGCCCTGGATCCGCGGTTGGGCGGGAAGCTTGCCCTCCCGCCAGACGATGAGTTGACGCAAGAACTGACTGAAATCCACTGGGAAGTACAGTCGAACGGAAAAATAAAGATCGAGCCGAAAGAGGACATCAAGAAGCGTATAGGCAGAAGCCCGGACAAGGCCGATGCTGTGGCGCTGACATACTGGCCGCACCGGATTGGCGGATGGGATGGGATTTCTGTTAAAAACAAGAGGTGAGAACGATGGGATTTCAATTCTGGAAGAGTAAAGCTCCTGCCGAAAGACAACCAATGCGGACCACTCTCCGCCGAGCGCAGACTATCGATCCATGGCAGAGGGATGTGATCAGCCGGCTGTCTGGTGCTATCGAAGTGCGGGGCAGCCTGGATCTCTATGATGTGATACGGGAGGTCTCCCCGGTCCTGGATGTAGCGATCCTGAAGCTTGTACAGCTGATCGGGGACTTTCGCCTGGACGCCATGGGCAACACCCGGGCCCAGGAAGTGCTGGATGCCACCAAGAAGCAGGTGCGCGTCGGATGGATTGATGGCGGATTCAACTCATTTCTTACCCAGCTGGCAGACTCTGCCATCGCCAAGGGCTTCGGCATAGGTGAGCTGGTACCGGATGCGCTGCTGAAAGGTGTTGACCGTCTCAAGGTGGCCCGGGCCAACGACTTCCGCTTTATGGTCGACGACAATGGCAAACTTTCTCTTGGCCAGATGGACCGCTACGGATTCAAGCCCGTCGAGATGGCCGATCAATCTCTGATCTATTACCTTGCCTTCGATCTGCGCGACGGTCACCCCCAGGGAGTCTCCCTGCTGAGCAGCCTGCCGGCGGTGGTAAAGACCATCATGCGCATCCAGCATGCGATAGACTCGACTGCATGGCGTGTCGGGGATCCCACCTTCCTCATCCTCCAGATGGCCGGCGAAGGGCAAACCCCGGACGAGCTCAAGAAAGATCTTGGTGCCAAGGCCATTGACATGCAGGAAGCCATGCTCACCCGCAAAGCCGGCGGTTTGATGGACCTGGGATTCGGCTATGCCCCGGCAGGCAAACTCGAGGTCAAGGTCCTTGGCGGCGATGCTGAGCTTCCGGATCTGACCGTGCCGACCAAGATCACCATGGAGCAGATCGTCGCTCGTACGGGCCTGCCGCCCTTCATGTTCGGCCTGAGCTGGTCGACTACCGAGAGGATGGCCAAGGAGCAGTCGGATATGCTCACCACTGAGGTCTGGACACGCCGATCGCGGCTGGATCCGATCATCGAGCGGGTTTTTACGACTGCGCTGGTCCTCAATGGCCTGAACGGAGTCAAGTGGATGCACGAATGGGAGCCGGTCAACCTGCAGGATGATGAGAAAACCGCCCGGGCCCGGCTGCAGAATGCCACTGCCCAACAGAAGGAGATCGATGCCCGGATTGCCCTCCTGGATGCAGCTCTCATCACCCCGGATGCCTTTGTCGAATACCTGGTTGTCAACGGCATTGAATCCGAGGAATCGGTCAAGGCGGCCGGCGGGACCGATGCGATCGCAAAGAGCTACATGGACGCCAAGGGCACCAGGCTTGCTGTCATGCTCTCGAGGGCCGAATGATAACTGTTGAGGAGGCAATCCGGAACTCATGCATAGCCAGGGGCCTCCATGCGCCTCAAGATGATATGTGCGGTTGTGGAAAATCCGTACACGTTTATGGCACCAAAGGGCCGGCTGTCAATGAGCTCCTGTTTGCCTTGCGCAAGCATCGTAATCCGGAGATGGCGAAAGTCCATAGGGGGTTTTTCAAGGCATTGATGGATAAAACCACCATCTACGAATCCAGGATGCTCGAGGTCTTGAATCTCCCGGGAATTGAGCAGGTCCGCAGGGCGATCGTGACCGGCGCCACAGCTCAGACCGGGGATCAATTCCGCTACCAGGACACTATGGCCTTGCGTCTGAAGGTGATAATCAGAGAATGGCTGGAGGATCTGCTCGGACCGGAATATGCCAGCAGTGGCAAAGGACTTACCGATTCCTTCGATTTCACGAGCATCAAGTGGATCGTAGTACGGTTCCTCGCTGAGGCATTCGATGTTGAGGCGCGAAACCAGTACAGACACCTGCAAAACATTGCCGATGATGGAACAATTTTGGCGATGATCATGCCGGATCCCAACAGGGATTATTTTCGCGCAATGCTGAAAGCAGCTGGCAAGAGAATTTCAACAGAGCTTGCTGTCCGGCGGATGGACAAGGTCCGGGACATGCTCATCGACATGAGCTACAAGGGAAGGTGGCCGATCGAGGTGGGCCGCAAGCTCCATGACATCATCGGCGAGGGTGCAGCCTGGTACTGGCAGCGGATTGCCCGCTCCGAAGCTACTCTAGCCGCCAACCTCGCCTTTGACAAAATGGCCCAGGAAAATGGCTGCAACTACGAGGAGTGGTCTGCCGGAGCTGGGTGCTGTATTATCTGCGGATGGCTTGATGGAAAAGTATGGAGATTAGGGGAAGGGCCAGAACCGGTTTCATCAACCCATCCTCATTGCATGTGCGCGAGGATTGCTACTTACGGCCGTGGTGGACACTCTGGGGAGCTCCAGCCCAGATGGACCAGGCCGTCGCCATACAAAAACGAGCCGGGCGGGATGTCCTGGAGCCAGGCTGAGCTTGATAAGATGCGTGAGGATCTAAAGACCAGGCGTTCAGACCTTTCATCCGGGGCACTGCCGCCATCAGACAGCGGCAATTCTGGCCCATTCAAAACCATCAAAGAGGCTGAGAGATGGTTGAAAGATAAATTCCCGCACTGGAAAGTGGATCTGAAGAATTGCCACATTGATGCCATTAATGAAAGCCTGGTAGCGCTTGATGATTTGGCTCGGGAATATCCTGAAGCTGCGAATCATTTCGCGGGTCTGTTTAATGATATATTAAGAGATGATCGCTATGCGGAGTTTCGAAAGATTTCAGTGGAGATGGTGCTAAACTCAAACTTTTTCAAGTTTCCAGTCGTTTTAAGAGAAGCGCTTGAAGAGGATGTTAAAACGGGATGGCATCCAAAACACACGGGGAAAATTAGTTCAGTTCTTATTCATGAATTTGGACATGGACTTGAAGATTATTGGAAAAAATCACTACATTTTAGCTATTCTCCAGTTGTCCGAGAGGACGGTACCGGAGAGATGTCCAGATTTACGAATCGGATATTTTCAAAATTGCAAAGCTCCATTGATACTAATCTTAGTGCTTATGCCTTGAAAAATGATCATGAAGCTTTTTCCGAGGCATTTGCTGAAATGATTTTAGGTGGCGCAGAGTCGCATCCAGCAACAATTGAGATGGACCGTTTAATAACTGGGATGGGCAGGCTTTTTGCAGAAACCAATCGTTATTCCAATCCCATTCCTTGGAGCCAAGCCACTCCAGAACAGAGGGCTGAGGCGGAACTAATTTTTAATAAAGTGGAAAGGCTGATCAATGAACTCTTCTAAGACTGTCCGGGCACCCAGGTGCATGCGGTGCAAGCATTTTTATCGCCATGAGACAAAAAAGCTCTCATGTGCAGCCTTCCCTGATCGGATCCCGGACGATATTCTGGACAGCGAATTTATCCACGATAAACGCCATCCGGGTCAGGACAATGACATCCTTTTCGAATCCAGCGAAGAAGGTGGCCCGAGGAGGCAATAATTCGATCTGGCAGAACGCTGATCCGGACCACGTAGATGGCTCAGGCGAGAATATTATGCGACTCTATTTCTTGATGTGAACACATCCATCAAAAGGATAATCAATGAACACTTTAGGTCAATCAAAATCGATGCAGTGTCTTTCATGCAGACATTTTTACCATCATGAAATCAAGAAAAACGCATGCTTGGCATTTCCGGAGGGAATCCCGGAAGAAATTCAGTCTGATGATTTTATCCATGATAAGCATCACCCGGGTCAGGACAATGATATCCTTTTCGAGCCCAAAGACCGGAATTGAGAGACTGAAGATGCCATCCTACACCTGCACCAAATGCGGAAACAAGGTCACCTACCCTGCAGGAGACGAGCCCCTGCACAAGCTCAGACGGTTCGAGTGCGCCAACTGCTACACGGTGATCCATTCCCGGCGGTTTCCCAAGCCTGAGTCGGGGAGTACAGTCATGTTCGGACCTGCAGGGCCGGGGATCGGGGACTATCTTTTCAAGAGCTTTTTGATGGAGCGGTTTGCTGCTCTTTATCCTGAGATCCAGATCATGGATGTGGTCGGGACCGCGGGAATCGCCTCCCGCATTGGGGCTGATCTAATATTCTGGGCCGACAACGCCGGCCCTCTGAATCCGGCGCCGCCTGATGCAATCGCCTATATCCTGACCAACGAGGTCCAAGCCTTTGTCAGGGACGGCTACTGGCCGAGGCTGTGGTTTGAACCGGAGGAGTTTGCGCTCCCCCGGGGTGTGGATCTGCGGAATTCTGTTGTGGTGAACCTCCGGCAAATCGGGCGCTGCAGCCCCAAAAATGTGACTGATATCGAGGCGGATAATCTGTTCAAAATTTGCACACTTTTAAAGGCCAGAGTGGAGATCGATCGGATAATCCTGGTTGGTAATGATTCTCCGCTATCCATGGCCTGGCTGCCGGAATTTGCCATCGATCTGCGAGGCAAGCTGACTCTTCCGGAAATTGCCTGGCTGTGCAAAGGCGCCATGTTTACCATCGGCAAAGATTCCGGGATCCTGCACATCGCCGCGGCCGCCGGCGGTTATGTGATCGGCTGGGGCTATCGGGATTCACAGTGGAGGCCCCTGGCGCCGGAGGGAAGGGCGATAGCTTTAATGGAACAGCCAGGCTATCAGTACAAGCTGGCTGAGGCAGTAGAGATACTGGTAACTCGTAGACACATTTGCATGGTACAGTATTTGCCTAAAGGTTTACCAAAGTGGGCTAGTGGAGTATTTTGAGGGTTTTACCATGCCTTTTGCAGTCTGCGAGAAATGCGGACAACGTTTCTGTTATCCAGCCAATGACAAATCGGTGCATCAGTGTGTCCGGACCGGCTCAGCGCCGGAGTGGCAGGAAACACAGACACAGCTGCCGAAATATTTTCAGGATGGTGCTGAGGAGGTGAGAAAGGATGCCGGAGCAGCCGAAGAAGGAACAGGTGTACGGCGTGGACGACATCGCCGGGATCCTGAAACAGATTGCCTCCAAGCAGATTCGGGCAACGATTGAGCTGAGGCACGACGGCAGCGGGAAGGATAATTTCACCTTTTACTTTACCAAGATCAACGCAGCCGATTTAGCCTTGAAGTAGTTGACATATTTTTGTAGCGCGGTAACCAAACAAACGGGCCGCTGCAACCCCGGGCATTCTCCTGCCTCCGGGTTGTGGCGGCCTTTTTCATTTATAGAGGGACAAGATGCCCGATATGCAGAAACGCATCATCCAGTATGCGGTGCCCCAGATCAAAGCGGTCAAGGCGACAGACCAGGAGTGGGAGCTGATCAAGTCGTTTATGGTCGATCCGGAAGGATTCAGTCCGGAGGAGGTCAAGACCTTCAAGTTCCATCTGGCCCACAACTTTGTCGACCGCGACGGGGAGCGCTTCACCATCGGCACTTTAAACCAGTTTGCCAAGACCATCGTGGGCAAGGAGTTTCTCATCGCCCATTTGTGGGGCCCCCCTGGGGAGGGCAAGTTCTACGGCGCTGAAGTACTGCAGGTCTCTATCGATGAGGCACTATCGATTGCCTCAGATCACCCTGATTCTGAAGTCTTGCGCAAGCAGCTGGAGAAGATCCAGGGGATCGACGGGCATATTGCCTTTCTTGATGTAAAGATGTACATGCTTGCCGATTCGCCCTGGGCGCGCAAGATCGGGGCCGGCATCAACACCCACGTTTCGATTGGTTTTTCCGCAGGACGTGCTGCAGAAGTCACTGACGAAAGCAATAACCTCCTGTGGCGGGAATACAAGTACCAAGGAGGGAGCAAACGGACCGAGGCCCTGGAAGGATCGCTGGTGTTTTTGGGCAGTCAGTACGGCGCAGGCTCCAAAAAGTCACCCGATGAAGGAGATCCGGAAATGATCAAAGTCAAAATGTTTGGCAAGGAATTCGAGCTCGACAGCGAAAAGCCCGACAGCCTGAAGGCTCTGACCGATGCTGCTGAAGGTGAGCAGGCGAAGGTCACCGAGGCCCAAGGCAAGCTCGCCGAGAGCGAGAGAAACCTCAAGGCCGCGCAGGACGAGCTTGCGGCACTCAAGGCTTCAGTCGGCGATGCCGAAAAGGCCAAGGCTGCCATCACCCTGGCCAGCGAGTACGTCGACAGCCTGGTCGAGGAGACCATCAAGATGGGGTCTCTGGCTGGCCTGATCGAGCTGGACAAGGTCGAGGAACGCCGGGCAGCTCTCAAAACCCTGAGTGTGGCCCAGATCAAAGAGCGGCTGGCCGAGTATCAGAAGATCTTCAAGGAAAAGCACCCGCAGGCCGGGGCACTCCCCGAAAACACCGAAGGCGGCAAGGCCAAGGAAGCCAGGGTCGTCATGGGCGGCCAGGCCTGGTAAGGCTGGCAAGTCACTATCACAATCATTTTTCAGGAGATCAGTACCATGGGAAATACCGCAAGATTGATGGGTGGCGGCGATGTGGGCGAACCCCTGCAACTTACTGTCCAGGCCGATGCGACCCTCAAGGCCGCCATCGATGCGATGATTCTGGCAGGCACCGTCGTCAATGGCCATTTCGTGAAATTCTCCAACGCGGCCAACTACCAGGTGAGCCTGCAGGCTGACACGGAAAACCCGGCCATGATCATCACCTCATGGCGCGAGAACAAGGCCGACGGCACCTATGACCTGGGTGTCGAGGTCCTGCAGAATATCGTCAAAACCCTGCCCTACCGGACCGGCACCAGCTTTTCCCTGGGCAACAAGGTCCGGGTGGAAGGCTCCGATTACAAATACGTCGAGCACGACGCCGGCGGGATCGGCACCGTCATCGGCATCAACACCTCGGCTGAAACGGTCGACGTGCTTTTCAGCTAACCCTCTTACCGTCAATCAACAAGGAGTTCTGTCGTGGGAAATAAAATCAAACTCGAAAGCGGGATGTACGAAGAGGCGAAGCTCAAAGGCATTCCGTTCGGCGTCTGGCTGGAAGACCACCGGGTGGAGAAAGGGCTGGAGCCCACTCCGTACCAGGGTCTTTCCAACTTTGAACGCCTGGCTATTAAGGCAAACATGCAGGCCCAGGGCAAGCAGGTGCCCATGGATGCCTACGAGCTGACCCTGGCTGAGTACGGCATCAAGGCATTCGGGAATTTCACCGATCGCATCGAGAAGTTTTTCCAGGTCTCCGATACCGCGGTCCTGTTCCCGGAGTTCATCGACCGCACCATCCATGCCCAGGCGCTGAAAACCTCGCTGGTTTCACAGCTGGTGACCAACATCGCGGTGGTCAAGGGCTTTGAATACCGCAAGCTCTACATGACCGAGACCGAGGCCCAGCGCCAGCTGGCCAAGTCCGGAATTGGCGGAGCTGCCCCGCGCACGACCGTCACGATCGCCGGTGTGACCACCACGATCAACAAGTTCTGGCGCGAGTTCCGCTTCAAGTATGAGGAGGTCTACATGGCCCCGATCAACTTCTACGCCTTCATCCTGAAGCGCGTGGGAGATCAGATCGGCGTGGATCAGACCAACGACCTCATCTTGACCATGCTCAACGGCGACGGCAATTCCAACGGGCTCAAGGATGCCCTGACCGTCGATGTCGCCAATTCCGGCACGGTGGTCAAGCTGGATTTCATCAAGTTCTGCAGCGCTCTGGAACAGCCCTACAAGATCGACAAGTATGTCGGCCTGAAAGTCGACATGCAAAAGGTCTGGGACATGCTCTCGGACATGCAGAACCCGCCCAGCCAGTGGGCCGCCACCTCCATTCCGATGCCGCAGGGTTTCGAGTGGAATGTCCCCGGAGTGCTTTCCGGCAACATCCTGCTGGGCCTGGACTCCGAACGCGCCGGCCAGTACGTCACCTCCGATACCGCCCAGATGAGCGAGACCGAGAAGCTGATCCGCACCCAGGAGGTCTCCACCGTGGTGACCGAATGGGGATCCTTCAACGTCGTTGACAACAACGGCATCGGCGCCCTGGACATCGTTCCCTAACCCTCTTGCCAGACCCCCGGGTGGACCATTGCCCGGGGGCTGGTCCCATTCAAGGAGCTCAAATCGTGAGAAAAGCACTGCTTTACCTGGTCCTGACCGTTGTCCTTGTGGCCACGATCCTTACCATCTCCTTTGCCCAGAGTGCCGATCCCCGGATTGCCCGCTCGACCTGGCAGAAGGAGATGGACTATATCAAAAACGGCCAGTTCTCTCTGGCCTACAAGACCCTGGTCTCGGCGATCCTGACCAGCCCGACATTGAGCGGGACGGTCACCAACTCGGCAGTCAACAACAACACCGGCATCTGGCAATGGTCCTCTGACGGCGATACCCTGAAGCTGAATATGTACAAAGCCGGGTATGTCCTGGAAGTGGAGATCGGCAATACGTCGAAATTCTATGTCGACTCTACGGGGATCGGGTATTTTGCCGGCGGCGCCAAGCTGGGCTCTACGGCCACTCATTACATCACCGACTTCGACAGCGTCAAATTCGGCACCCAGAACAAGGCGCGCTGGTACAAGTTGACCCTGAACACCGGCCTCAGTCTGTTTGTCCCGGCCTACCAGGCAGCCGATACCACCGGCAAATATTAGGAGCACTGGCCATGAGCGAAAAACTGAAAGTCATTGTCACAAAGCCCATTATCCGGCGCTCCGATGGTGTGCTGCTGAAGGTCAGCGGCAAGGCTTTCAAAGATGATCCGCACAGGATCTACACTCTCCCGCGGACGCCGTTCTGGATGCAGCTTATCAAGGATGGCGCGATCAAGGAAGTCAATGAGGTCGTCCGGGCAAAGCCGGGGCCCCAGCCGAAACCGAAACCCGAGCAGGGTGAATAAATGGCTGATTTCATCTCGGCAGCAGACGTCCGCAACCGGCTGGCCCTGTCATCGGTGGAGGTATCCGACACCGTGCTGGCCAGCCCCTCTTTTATCCCCTACGGAGAGGCGTGGATTGCATCGAAGCTAGGAGCTGCTCCGTCGACCCTGGACAGCTCCAGGCAGGCTTTTGCCAAGGCTGCCGAGATAGCCTTTGTCGCCATGCGGGTGGTGTCCTCTGCACCGCTGCCGGGAGTGGCATCCGGGCCCCTGGAGATCAAACCGGTATCGAGCAAGGATAAGACCGAGATCCTTGCTGTCCTGAAAGCAGAGTGCAAGGAGGCCCTTGAGATGCTCGGGGTCACTGAGAGTGATTACGGCTCTGTCCGGACCGTCAACTATGCGGAGTACTGATGCCTTCATATTGGACACAGGTGGCCTCTGTGCTTGCCCGCTATGGCGTGACTGCTTCTCTGGAAACGGTAGCCGGCACGGTTTGCCCGTGCACGACAGAGAGAGGGGCTTACAGCCCGGAGTGGCACAGGCTGAATCCGGCAGCTGCCAGCTGTGCCGGGACAGGGCTGGTCAACCGGACCACTACGACCACCAGCATCAAGGCCATGTTTTATGAGGCCGGGATTGCCGGCGACGAGATCCACAAAAAGTTCTCAGCCGAGATCATCGGACAGGTAAAAGACGATGACCTGTTCATGCTGGGCACGCAGAATGCCTCCACAGGCACGCAAGTCACACTGAGCAAGGACGCGAACATAACCGTGGGCAGCTACAAATACAAGGTCTGGCATATCTCCGATCTTATGCCCGGCGATGTTTGCGCTCAGTGGGCGATTTTAAAGAGGATTTCATAGCCATGGCCCTTGATATTGATTGCAAGGTTGATTTCTCCAGATGGGATAAAAAGTCCACCCGCATCAAGTTCGCACTCTCTGAGGCGGTAAGGGAAGCCATCGATTTTGGCATGGATGAGCTCAAGCGCAAGGTCACGCAGAACCTCGGCGGCATGCGCCACAAGCCCAGGACCAAATCGCCCTGGCCTGGCAAGCTCCCGGTTACGATGATATCCGGGAACCTTCATCAAGCGGTCCGCATGCGGCGCCTTGACTTTGCCAGGGGCATTGTCTTCATCGACAAGAGCAAGGCGCCCTATGCGGTTCATGTCCACTTTGGCACCCACAAAATGCGGCCGCGCCGGTTCATGACCGATGCAGTGGCCGAGCGCCGGCAGGCGATCATCAACAAACAGCGGTATCTGATCAAACTTAAGCTCAGGAGCGCCGGCGTTGGCGGTGAGGCGAAAATACTCGGTCTCTGATGTCCAGAAGGTCATCCATGCGCTGATTTCAAAACTTGTCAGCACGACCGTGCCATGGTCCTCCTGGCAGGCTGTCTACGGCTATCCTGAAGGAGAGGTCTTTAATTTTACCAGGCTCCTGGTCTATGTGGACACCGCGATCAAGACCGGCACGCTATCCCACCAGGGCGGCCGGCCGGCTGTGACCATGGAGATTGTCCTGGGGTGCTGGAACTCCGGCGGCGATGAGGGGACGGGCGGGGTGGAAGAATGTGACATCGCCGCCGGGCATTTACTGGATCTGTTCGGGGATATCGATGTCTATAACACTGTTTTCACGGTCGCTCTTGGCGGCCTAACCTATACCAATAAATCGCTTTTTGACCATGGAATAATCGTCACCGGCTCAACCGGCCCGCGCAACATTCCGGTAGAAGATCCGCTGGAGTACCGCCGGGAAGTAACCATATCACTGATTGTAACCTTTTAGCGAGGTGGAAAAATGGGTCTCAATGACAATTTGGGCGCGCCGGTAAAGGAAGTCTTTATCGACAATGAAAACGCCCTGCACCGCTACACCCTGGTCAACCCGGCGGTCGCGGCTGCTCCGGTCACCCCGGTCGATATCTATGGCGTGCAGGATGTCACGCCCGGCGCTGTGAGTTACAAGAAGACATTCGAAGGCATGCAGCAGGGCGGCCGCGGGGAGCGCCGCAAGATCATGCTGCAGCCCGAGTACAACGTCGACGTCAAGATCTTCCTGAAAGACGCCCTGACTCTGGTTCCCGCGCTCCTGGGACAGACATGGGGACTTGGTGGTGTCTACGGTATGCCCCTGGCGTTCGAGGACAAGCCGCTTATCAACCTGGAATCTATCTACCGGTTGCCGTCCGGGGTCCATGCCGGCAGCCATGTCTGTCCTGCCCTGATCCTGAAGGATTTCGCGCCGAACTTCGGCAACGACGGTCACATTGTCACCCTGCCGTTTTATTCAAAGTTCTTGCCGTTCGATCTCAAGGGTGGTGTGGAAATGGTCTACGATGTTTTCACCGCGGACGGCTCCAGCCTCAACTACACCCTGAGCGCCACGCCGCTGGACATCACCGACGTGACCGCCCGTCCCAACCTGGTCGACCTTGGATGGGTCCTGGATAACTGCGTCTACGTCAAGGTGCGCGCCACTGGTGCTGACATCGCCACCCTGCAGACCACGGGTTTCCAGATCACCGGAACCAATCTGGCTTTCACGACCGCCCCGGCGGCCGGGAGCAAGATTGAAGTCTACTACGCAAAGGCCACGGCCTAAGCCAAACCAAAAGGCCGGGCTAAACAGTCCGGCCTTTTTCGCTTAACCAAAGAAACGGGAGCAAGTAATGAGTTCACAGATCGACATCATCAAGGCGGCGAACAGGAAAGAATCCCGCAGGGTCAAGGTTGTAATTCCGGTCGACGACCAGACCGTGACATTCTATATCGCCGCAAAGGATACATATCTTGTTTGGGCCGATCAGCGCGCGCGCTTTTTGGCAGAAAAGAAAAAAGCGTCCAGGGAAACCGAGGACAAGGACGCGGCAGATTCAATCGCAACAAGCGTTTCATCGTCGGCCCTTCTCCGTGAAATCTTGCCGAGGTACCTCCGCAACGAGGACGGCACCCCAGCCTATTCGAACAATGACGAGCTGCAGGAAATCATCGACCTTATAAGCTCGGACGGGAGCGCCCTATTCGCCATATCCTCTGCCTGGGTTGAAATGACCAAGGCGGTTACCGCGGCCGGTAAAAAGGCAAAAAACTGATAGAGGGCCGGGATCCAGACCTGGTATTGAGAGACAGGCTGGCCCGGAGGTACCATTACCGCGGGATGTTTGACCCGGCCCTTACCGAGGATATCAACCACATTGCCAGAAGGCCTATCCTTGAGGAGATGATAAGACAGGTACCGGATACGGGGGAGCTGCTACGAGGCGACCTAAGTAGTATACTTCGCAATGAATTACCGGAGTTTCTTCTTAAAGCGCTGGATATTCTTGGCGTTAAGCTGATTCGCGCTCTCGGGTATAAGGTCGAATCAATCTACAGCTACAGCCCGCACCAGCACGGCGGTATTCCAAAAGAGCAACGTAAAGTAAGGCATGTATTTTATTTGGCGGACGGAACGGTTGTCAAGGTGGTATAATGGGTTTCCTTGTTGACGATGCGGATATTCTTGCCATTCTGAAGCTCGGTGGTGTAGACCAGTTTAATACCGAGCTCGGGAAGGTCAATCAAAAGGTCAAGGACGGCGCCGACACCCTTGCCAAGGCGGTAAATATTGGCATTGCCGCGGGCGCCGCGGCGCTCGGACTTGCGGTTAAAAACGCCGCCGAGTTCGAGAGGAAAATGGCAAACGTCAACACTATCGCCAACCTCGATCCAAGCGGTATGAAGCAGCTGAGCGAGGAGGTCAAGGCGATTGCCATGGTCAATCCGGCCAATATGGAAAGCCTTACATCCGGACTCTATGACCTGGTTTCGTCAGGGGTACCCGCGGCGGAGTCTACCAAGGCCCTTGCATTGGCCGCTGCCGCGGCATCTGCCGGGTTGACCGGCGTGGATACGGCAATCCGGGCGGGTATGGCTAACATTAATTCTTACGGCCTGCCGATTTCGGAGCTGACCCGCGTCTTCGATTTGCAGTTCCAGGCGGTCAATGTCGGCGTACTCAGCTATGATCAGCTTGCAACCTCTATCGGAAACGCCCTCCCGGCCGCTCAGAACCTCAAGGTCCCGCTTGATGAGCTCTACGCCTCCGTAGCTCAGCTAACTTTGTCCGGAATCGACTCACAGAGCTCGACCACCTACCTTGGGCGCCTTTTCTCGCAGCTGGCGGATCCGGAAATAACCGGGAAAATAGAAGCCAACGGGATCAAGGTCTGGGGCCCTGACGGATCATTCCGCGGGCTGGTCGCGGTGCTCAAGGACATGGACGCGGCGGTCAAGGGTATGACCGATGAGCAAAGGGCCAACTTTTTCAATTCGATGGGGTTCACCGAGCAAAGTAATAAGGCTATGCTTGCCCTGGTTGGCAACCTTAACGGGGAAAACGGTTTTCTCGCAACCATGGAGAAAATGGCCCAGGCGCCCGGGGCTGTCAACCGGGCCTATCAAACCCAAATGGAAACCTTCTCCGCCCAGTCTGATAAATTTGCAAACATCGTCAAGGTCAGCCTGATCGATTCTGGCAACGCCTTTATACCGATACTCGGCGATATAGTCAAGCTGGCAAACGAAAATCCTGAAGCAACAAAAACCCTTGCTTCGTCTATCGGAACCCTGGCCGTTGGGTTCGGGGCCCTTGCCGGTGCGACAAAGGGTATCTCGATGCTATCCGGCGTTTTCGCAACACTCTCCGCCTCACCCCTTGGCATAATTGCTATGGGCGTCGCAGGGGTTGCCGCCGGCATAGTTGCCCTGAATACAGCCATTGACGCGAACCAGGCAAGCGTGCTCGAGGAGATCGGGGCAACATCCGATAATATTGAAAAGGTCGGGCAGCTTGCCGGTACGATAGAAACGTTGCGAGGGAAAAAAGAGCTCACAAAGGACGAGACGATCAAGCTAAAGGACTCCGAGAAGGCCCTTGGGGACATGCTCGGAAGTGTCGGCCTAAACCTCGATGACTATACCGGGAAGCTTGGCAGTGTTAAAGATTCCTACGAGGCCATAAAGCTTGTCAACCTCACGCAGCAGCTAGAGGATCTTGAAAGGCAAATCGGAACGGAAGGCGGCGTCCTCAACAGCATAGCCGCCGGGGTTGCCGTGCTTTCTCCCGCCCTTGCCGGGATGATTTCGGACGACTCGGTCGGACGATCCGGCCAGCTTGCCGATCGCATGAAGAAGATCAAAGAAGAAATAGCCGAGCTCAATAAGCCGGAAGGTGTCGCGGCTGCTGGCGGGAATATTGACGCTCTTGGAAATGCGGCCGCCGGAACAGACGGTAATGGCGGCGCCGCCAACAAGATCAAACTGACCAAAGAGCAGCTGCAAGCTCTCAAGGAGGAGGTGGAAAGACAGAATTATAAAGAAACCAAAGAGATGAAAGGCCTTGGTTATATTGAAAAGCTTCAAACCGACGCCATGGCCGCAAACACACAAATACGTGGCCTTACAGACGCCCTTACCAAAAAAGACACCGGTCTAATCGGGGCATTTCCCGAGGTAAAAACGGGGGCGGATAATGCTGCACTTGGAATTGGCGCCATAGAATCGGCCGCGCTCGGTCTGTCAAAGGGTCTCGAGGTCTATAACCCAAAGCTGGCAACATTCGTCGATAACATTTGGAAGATAGCGCAGGACAAAAAGCTTGATAAAAGCGAGCTTCCCGGTCTTTTCAAATCCATTGGTGATGCGGCCTCGGAGGCAAACCCGAAGGTCGGGCAGCTATTCACGCTTCTTGGCACATTTGCCGAGAGCGGCTTCAATCCGGTCACGCTGGCTGTTGGCGGGGTAAATTTGCTGATGAGCCAGCTCGGCGGAGACGGCGGAACCGTCCACCTTGCGGCGCGCAGTATCGACGAAATGACCGACTCCCTTGGAGCCATGTACCAGCCGACCATGGATGCGGCCAATGCCCTTGAAAGCCTGACGAGTCAATTTCAAAGCGACAGGCTCGATCAGCTGAAAAACCAGCAGCAAATGCTGACAGAGGCCATTGATTTCATTGTCCGGTCTTTGGGTGAGGAGCTTGGAGCAGAGCCGCTGAGAAAATACAGGGCCGCCCTTGCCGATGTGAATGAGGAGATCGAGGACCTCACCGGGGCTTTTTCGCGCAGGGATATGCTGGATCAGCTCACAGAAAATATGGAATACCTCCTGGAGAACACCCAGGAGATGCTCGATACCTTTGGCGAGTTGGAGGATGAAACCGGCATCGTTGATCTGTTGAATGAGGCCATCGCCGCGAACCTGGCATTCCAGGCGACGCTCGACCCGACAAGCCAGGCCTTTGCCGACATTGCCGACCAGATCCAGCGCGCCCGCGACCTGCTCGCCGAGATTAACGGCGAGGCCGGGGCACTACCGGAGGCCGCGCCGGGAGTACCAGAAGCCCCAGCGGATGAGGATATTCCGACGGGCGCGGCGCCCGCACCAACCGGCGACCGGTACGCCCTTGGTGGGTATGTCCCGCGCACAGGTCTCGCGACGCTTCATGCAGATGAGTTTGTCCTCACCAGGGAGGCCACCGCGGCGCTAGGAGCCAGCAGGCTGACAGATTTCAACGCCTCCCTTGATCCTGCAGTTCTGGCAGGTGGAAGCGCTGCAACCAGAGCGCAACAGCAGACGGTTGTCAATATCATCGCCGGCAACACTACCCCGGAGACGTGGTTCCGGGTGAGCGATAAACACATTCAGCCCCGGATCGATCAACGCACACGAAAATTCCAGGTGAAGGCCAATCCCTATGCCGAGTAATGCGGTCAAAATAGTCTATGGGGCCACCACTGTCTATTTTGATGCAGAGGAGATCCTTGATGTGACCTGGCCAAAGGCCACGGAGTACCAGGTCCACACCAAGCAGGCCGAAAAACCCGGCGTGAAATACATCGGCTCCGAGGCGGGCCAGTTGACCATCAGCTTTGACCTCAGGCGCCAGGAAACAGCCGGCAAGATCGATCAGATCCTCGAGTCTGGCGAGGAATTGACAATTTACCCGGCGATCAACTATGATGACACGGCTCATATTCATGCCGTGCCCCTGATAGACGGGATTGAGGAAGTGGACACCTACGGCTGGCAGGATGCCGATGAAAGCCGGAAAACAATTACCTTTTTGCAAAGCAGCGACTGATGCCATGGTACGAAGGAAATATCCCAGCCTTTTGGGAAGCAGCGCTCGAGCGCAAGACCGGAGGCAAGATCGCCGTTGAGGTGGTCCTCGATCCGGATAGCGCTGCTATCGCCCTGGACGGGGACCACGATATCGTTGATGTTGCCGAGATCGGCCAGGAGCGTGACCTTGATATTGAGCAGGGCGGGATGGCCTATATCCCTGATGTTGCTTTGACATTCAACGACCTGGATAACTATTTCGATCCGGATAACACCGCCTCACCATTCCACCAGTGCGAAGGGGAGGTTAAGGATGATCTCTCCGCGGGCGCCACGACGATCAGGCTGATATCCTGGCCTGAGGTGGTTTTCGCTGCCGGCGAGGTGCTCATCATCTCGGATGTGGCACACTCCGAGACTGTCACCGCAGGCAGCTTTACATCTGATGACGGATCGAGCGGTTACCATGAGCTTGTGATAGATTCAGGCCTTGCCCATGACTATGCAGCCGGATCCCGGATCCACACAGCTCCGATCGCCGGCAAGCAGCTGCTGGTCCGCCTGGTTAATCTGACTGAATCAACGCCGGAGAAAATCACCATCTTCCAGGGGGAGATAACCAAAGACCCCGAGGTGTCCTGCGGACAGGCTGTGATCACCTGCGCCGACGCGCGGAAAAGGATGCTCGATACAAATCTGGCCGGGGCCGATTCCGATGACACAAAAAAGCTGATGGTCATCGGTACGGATGGACAGCTTATCAATTCGATAGCCTGGGATAACGATTTCTATCAGCCGCCGCTCACCTTCGAAATTGTTGACGGGGCCTTGCCGGCAGGTACCAGCATAAATGCTGAAAGCGGTGAATTATCCGGCACACCAGCTGAATCCGGGACATTTACATTCACAATCAGGGCCACCAATGCAGCCGGGGAGAGCAAGGAACAGGATTGCACGCTGACGGTTTATGACCGCATCAATGAGGATTTCGAGTCCGGTCCCGGACTTTCCGATTTTGAAGAGATAGCAGGGGAAGATGTGCCGGGATGGGTTGCCGATGAACCATCGCTTTCAGCCGCTGAGGGGTATTGCCGTATTGGGGCGACCAACCAGAATAACGTCGATCTGATGTGGGATGGGTCTGTCCTGGCCATTGCCTGTTATAACATGCTCGCCGTAGCTTCTCCGGGATCGCTTGCAGGCGACTTTTGCCTTCTAGCCCGGATAGACGGCGCCAATTTCACCGGATCCAGTGACTTGCAGATGGGACTTGCCGTAACCACTGTTGGTGATGAATCCATTGATTTTGGTTTTACTCTTGGCTTTGATGGCAATTATCAAAGACTGGCGGCAATCAAGCGTGAGGATTTGAACACTGTCGGCGCATACTCGAGCGGAACAGTGGTCACCGATTTCAGGATCCGCAAGGTCTCCGGGACATATTATTTTTACTACCGCCTGTCTGGATCAAGCACGTGGGTATTATTGGGCTCCCGGGCTGATGCACAGGTGGTCAAATACGTCGGGCTGGCTGTTTGCACTGACTTAAACACCGGCACAACCGGCGACAAGTCGGTCGATGTCGACTATTTCCGGGCATTTTACGGTGCCCTGGCAGTTACAACAGCCAGTCTCCCGATATCCCGCGAAGCCCATTATTACAATCATGCCCTGCGCGCCTCGGGCGGCGCCGGCGAATACGCCTGGACTGTTACTACCGGGAATCTGCCGGCAGGACTGGAGCTTGATTCGGCCACCGGGATCATATCCGGATACCAGGCGGCCAATGGATCAACAACCTTTACGGTCACAGTGACCGATGGCGCCGGCGCGACTGCCACAAAAGAGCTGACCATTACAGCCAGTGCAGAAAACGAGATGCTTCCGGATATCCGGATGCCGGCCGATAAAAACCAGGAGTACGAGGATCAGACAAATCTTTACGTCGGCGGCATGCTGGACAGGTCTCAGGTCGTCATCGGATCGAGATGCCCGGTCGGTCAGTGGATTTTCCTCTGGGCCTCCGCCACGGCCTTTACCGCCACTCCACCGGGGCTGACGCCTTTCAGCGGGGAGATAACAGAGGATTTCGAGATCGCCAATATCATTACCATCCCGGCCGCAGCGTGGACAGCTGGCATGGCCAAAGATGATCAAATGACCTTTGTCACCGGAATCACCTGGATCAATGAAAATCCGGTGCAGATGATCTATGATCTGCAAGTCTCCCGGGTTGGCCTGGCGCCCAAACAGATTGATGCATCTGCTTTTTTCGGCGATATCGAGCTTGGGCTGGTTACCGCTTATGATGCGGTGACAGGATACACAACTATCGGTGTAACCCTGCCGGCGCTTCTGCCGGCACTGGATGTGCTCGATTTTGGGGGGACCCTGAAAATTATCTATGCCGGCAATTCCCTGGCTGCAAGCTGGCCGCCAGCCATAGCGATCAAAACCTATCTCCCGGCCGATTTTACAGGTTTCCTGGTCACATGGATAAAGAAGACCGGGCAGACGTTAAACCCGGAGTTTTCCTACGACCGGGAATATGAGTACTGCCGGGATGCCGATATCCTGATCAGCCTGACGCTCGACCGGAGCATGACGGTGGCCCAGGCGATTGAGGCGATCTGCCAGCACGCCGGGCTGATGCAGTATCACCATTTTGGCCTCGAGTGCCTGCACACGATGCGGCCGCGGCTGCAATCAGCGGTGCACGAATTCACGGAAGCCGATATCAAGGCTGATGTCCGGACCGAGGCGCTGGAGCTGGTCAACGTCATTACTGTCAAATATGCCTATGATTATGTCAGCCAGGAGTATCTGGGAAGCTATACCTATCCGCCCAGTGCGGCAGAGAATCCGTCATACCGCCGGTACGGAAAGGAAGTTGCGAAAACCATCTACTGCCCGGGGATTTACAGCGCGGAACAGGCGCAGCTGGCCGCCCAGCGCAAATACGAACAGTATGCAGCCGGCCTGCAGCTGGTGACCATCAACTGCGATCTGCGATCACTCCTGATGCGGATAGGGGAGCGCTGGGATATTGACATTGATGATCCGGATATCTGCGGCCGCTTTGAAACGATCAGAAAAAGGATAGCTGCCATTGGCAGCCGCAATGTGGCCCTGACCGGGTATAATTCAAGCGTGTTCGACAAGTTTGCCCTGGCCGACTCAGCCCTGGCCGATGTTCATTGTGCCTGGTAAAGGACAGATATGAGCCTGAATTCGACAGTTTTTTCAGCCCGGACCGCGATAACCGCGGCTTTCCTGAACGCCATCAAGCGGGGTAATCAGGAGCAGATCGCTTTGCAGAATTATCCGGTTCCGCTCTGCAGTCTGCGTTATGCCGACGGGTCGACGGTCAACCCGACCGGTGCTGCCGGCAACCCGCAGCTGGTCATGGGCGGCTGGGGATCGGGTACTGGCCTCTTGCGTGGCCAGGATGCACACGGAACGACCAAAACCGAGACGGTTATGCTCGAGTTCCCGGTCCCGGAATGTTTCGATGACGGCCAGGACCTCAAAATAACAGTGACTGCCCGTGTCTACGATACCGGCGCCGGAACCATGTCGGTCAAGACGGTCGACTGCGAGTGCTACAAAATCGCTGAAGCCGGGACCGCCGGATCCGATCTTTGCGAGACTGCTGTTCAGAACCTGACGACGATCATGGGGCAATTTACTTTTGTGATCACCGCAACCGATCTTGTCCGCGGGGATATGATCCGGGCCTTTGTCCGGACGGTCATCACCGAATCCGGCGGGACAGGCGCGCAAAAAGCTGAAATCGGCGGGATCTCCGTTCCGCAGGACATCAGAGGGTAGGATGGCCACAGTCTGGCGCATATCCTGCAATCCGGGTACCGGTAACGTCGACATTGACTTTGACGCAGAGGAAGCCGCACAACTGAGACTGAGAACCAACTGCGCGATGGACGTGCAGCGGTACAAAAACGGTCTATCCCGGATCTACTCCGGGCCGGTATCCTGGCGGTCCGGATCCCTGAAATTCAGGCAGACCGGCGGGACACTGGCCAAGGTAAGGATCATCGCCGGGTTGACGAGTGTGGCAAGAATTTATTACCGTTACCATCTTGATACCAGCCTGTTCATTTACGCCTGGATAGTGCCGGAAAAGGTGGAGAAGTACTTCGCCGGTTTCCTGCTCGGCGAGGATGTTGAGCTGCAGTTTGTCGAAACAGAAACCCCTGGAGTAGGCGAGGTTAGTCCGGGCCTGCTCTATTTCCCGAATGGAGGCTTTATTTATGGCAGCGTGGGATAAGGACACGGTTTTTATCCAGCTGGTGACACCCGGGACCGGCGAAGACGACACGACAGGGCACACTGTGGAGGTTTGCCCGATCGAAAATTCGTACCCTTCCGGGGCTGTCACCTGCACACAGTGCTCGACACAGCTTTCCAGGTACTACCCGAGCGCCGATCTGGATGACGAGACCCACTACGGGATCTTCGTCGACGGGACAAGAATCGGGACGCTGTTTGCCAAGAAATCTGCACCTGCGATTGGAGTCTGAATCATGCGAAAATCTGTCTTTTTGCTCATGCTGTTGCCATCTCTGGCGGCCGCCCAGACATCGGCTCACTACTTCCCCAGGAAAGTCGGGGTGATGACCAAAACCGTGCCGAGTGCCTTAACGGTTTCCGGCGGGATCCGGGGGGACACTTTAAGAACGCCTAATTACTTTCTCCCGGTGGCTGACGGTTCGAACGGGCAGGTTTTGACAACAAACGGATCCGGGGCCATCTCATGGCAAACCCCGGCGGCCGGCTCGGAAGTGGACGGCGTCATCGGCAACGAGGTGACCGGAGGCAAGAGCGACAGCACTCTGAGCCGGTCCGGATCCGGCACAGCTGACAACCCCTACCGGCTCGGGATCAAGCTGTCGACTGCCAACACGTGGGCAGGCAAGCAGACGTTCTCCGATACTCTGGTCGCCGGATCCGCCTTGAGAGTCGAGCAGGCAGCCAGGTTCAAATCGACGGTCACGATCGGCACGACCGGAAACACGTGGTCTTTACCAACGGCGCCGGGCTCGAGCGGACAGTTTTTAAGCTACAACGGAACATGGGCGGCACCATCCGGGGGAGGGGATGTTCTTGGGCCGGCCACGAATTCGGCCGATTATATCCCGCAATGGAACGGGGCAAACTCAAAGACCCTGAAAAACGGCCTGGCCATCGGGACATCCGCCGGGACGATCGCAGCCGGCGATCACACCCATACAGGCTCGACGCTCTCCGGCATCGATATTTCGGACGATACAAACCTCAGCGCTTCCGGAGGTGTCTCTCTTTCAGGAGATGCCCTGTCGCATTCGACAGCCGACGGGTACAAACATATCCCGTCGACCGGTGCAAGTGCCCAGCTCCTGCAGTACAGCTCTGCCGGCACGGCCAAGTGGATCACACTCTCCGGGGATGCGACGATTGCCGATGGCGGGGCCGTGACAGTGGCCGACGACTCGCATGCTCATGTTTACAGCGACATCGATGCCACTACCTCATCGAATTGGGCTGGCCGGGTGACCGATGAGACCGGATCCGGATCGATGGTGTTTGGTACGAGCCCGACTTTTACCGGATCTGTCGGGATCCCCTATGACAACAATCCGACCACGGACGCCAGTGGTGAAATCGCGATCGATTCAAACGGCAGCGGAATCGAGTATTATGACGGGACTGCCTCGAGGTTCATCAATGATGTCGAATCATACTCATTCACCCTGCTCGAGCCGGATCTGGCCGCAGCCAAGTGCTCACTATATCCGTTGTACAAGTTCAGCTCGGCTGCATTCCCCCAGGGAGCGACGATCATCAGCCTGAATGTTGCCTGCAAGGCGTCAGTCACCGACACGGTCACCTTTATCGAGCAGACCACGGCTGCCGGCGGGACGACCTCGACGATCGAAGCAGTCTCCTGCTCCGCAGCTGAGACGGACGTGACCAGCAATATCGACGACACTGCAATAGCCGCCGGCTCCTGGTGCGCTGTCAATATCGGGACCGAATTCGACAATGTTGAGACGGTCACTTTTACGATCGTCTTCCGGAAAAACTGCGGGAACTAGATTATGAAAAGGATTCTGCTCATACTCCTGATCGTCACGGGGGCCAGGGCCCAGATGATCATGCACGCCGATTTTTCAGGCGGAGCTGCTCCATCGAGCACTTTATCAAACAGCCTGATTTCCTTCTGGAAGATGGACGAGACCTCGGGGACCAGGTATGATGCTATAGGGGATAACGATCTGACCGATGTCAACACAGTGGGCTATGCATCCGGGAAAAGCGGGAGTGCCGCTGACTTTGAGTATTCAAACCAGGAATACTTGATCGTCAACGATAATGCGCAGCTCAGTTTTAATGCGAACGAAAACTTCACAATCTCCTTATGGGTCAACCTCGAGTCAACAGCCAGCTACCGCCCTATACTTGCCAAAACAGATGGAATGAATGCAAGTGATTGGGAGTACGATATTTACGCTGGCAATTCAGTCCCGTACTTTGAGGTTTCGGATGGATCAGACTGGACTTCCAGATCGTCGGGGGTCACGATGTCGACGGCAACCTGGTATTTTATCTGTGCCTGGTATAATACCACGACCGACTCGATCTACATCCAGATCAATAACGGGACTCCCCTGCGGGCTGTCGCCACCCATGAACCGAGGGACTATAGCGGAGCTTTCAGAATCGGTTCCTGGAACGGAAACACCTATTATTGGGATGGTCTGATCGATGATGTCGGGGTATGGGGCAGAGCCGGAAACCAGACAACCGGTCATGCCATGGCAGATTCAATCTATAACTCAGGAAACGGATGGAGACCATGAAACGGCTATTACTTCTGATGCTGGTTACTTCAGCAGCCTGGGCTCAGACAGGGCTCCCGACCACGGCCGAGAACAAGACGGACTTTTACGCCGAGCTCAAAGCAGTCCGGGATTCGATCGTGGTAAAAGAGGATCTCTATTTCAAAAAGAACAAAAAATACTTTCAGGGGCTGCCATCTGACACAACCTCCAGGGATATCTCCCTGTCGCTGAAAAGGTTCGAACGTTCCTTGAAGCCGGATGACCAGAAGGAGACCTGGGAGGATTTTGGGCTGAAGGATATCTCTGTCAGGGGCACCTACCGGGTGGACGTGTATAATGGCCCGGCAGGGTGGGGATATATCATCTCTGTTTCTATAGCTGTTGAAAAGGACAAATATGAACTGATTGAAAACCTCGGGCCGGAACAGATGAAGGATACAGGATCTGAATTCATCAAAACCACTGCCGCTTCAAGGCTTGCAGCGGCTAAGACACTTAAGCTTTAACGAGCTGATACAACCGGAGACGGACAACATGGAAACATTGACTGGCGCGCTGGCCATGGGTGCAGCCGCACTGATCGGCAAGATTGTATGGGACTGGTTCCAGACCAAAAAAGCGAAGACCGAGGGCCACTGCTCTGACCACGAGTGCCTGGCCAGGGAGGTGGTGCAGCTGCGCATGGACTGGATGGCGCAGAATGCCAAATATGAACAGTCGCTGGCCGTGATCCAGAACGACTTGTCATACATCAAGAAAAAACTCGATCTGAATGGATCTGCCAAATGAGCACAGAACTTGTGATCAACACCACCTATCACTCGCCAAATAGCAGCGATCGTGGTGGGGCGAAGGTGGATACCATAATCATCCACCACACGGCCGGATCCCTGATGGGAGACCTGCGCTGGCTCTGCAGTCCTGAGTCCAAAGTCTCAGCGCACTATGTCATCTCCCGGGCAGGAGAAGTATTCCGCCTGGTCGACGACTCCCGGGCTGCCTGGCATGCCGGCCGGAGCAGCTGGAACTATTATGGGGTCGATGTAGGTGGGCTGTCTATCAATCGGAGGTCGATCGGTATTGAACTGGAAGGAAGCGGGGATTTTTCAGTCAAGCAGCTGACTGCTCTTTACCTGCTGGTGACCGGCCTGATGCTGCAGTACCATATCCCGGCCGGTCTGGTCCTGGGGCACAAGGAGATTGCCCCGGGGAGAAAAACCGATCCAGCCATGGACATGGACCGGTTCAGGGAGAAGCTGCCATGAATGCCAGGGACTTTTTACCAATCGAGCCGGCCGAGGGTTCTCAGCCGCGGGATGTCACAAGTAAACCTCTCGATCCGGATCTCCAACCTCGCCCAGAGAAGGAGGGAGCAAGACTTCCGAAGGCGCCCTTTTACGGGCGGCCGTGGTTTGCCTATGTCATGGGCGCATTGATCACCGCCGGCGGAGCACTCTCGGCGTGGAGTGCCACCCATTACATCGGCGTGGGGATCATCGCCCTCTGCGGGGGATACATGACCTGGGCGGGGATCGACAAAGTCCGCAACACCGGTGCAAAAAACTGGATCGATGCAATATTAGAGGCGATCAGGGCCGCCTTGGAAGCCCTGCAAAAGTGGATTAAAAAACACAAGAGGTGAGGTATGAAGAACGTGATGATTCTGGCAGCCGTACTGTTCGTGCTCGGCTCGGTGGGGATGGTCCTGGCCCAGGATGAGATCCCGATCCCGTCGGTCTATAATGTGATCTTCGCTTCAGCGATGGTCCAGGCGATCGGTTCGGTGGTCGGATTTACCCAAATGCTGAATAACATCGCCAAGTTGCACGGGTGGGCTGCAGTTGCCCTGGCGTTTGCCGTATCGCTCGGCTACAGCTTTGCGATGTACCTGTCCCAGGGAGTGGCGTTTTGTGCAGTCGTTGCGATCGCAGCATTCATCCCCGCTGCCCTGGCGTACAAGGCGACCAAGGCTGTGGGAAATGCGGTTTAG